ATAGGTAGGACTTGGTTACACCTACAAGCACGTACCGGAATACCATTCTAATACGTACAACCTATCCCCGCTAGTGATTGCGATGTGAGCCTGCGTATTTCTACTACAAACCCTGGGTACCACCCCTGGACAGTCAAGTTCGCCCCTTCTGGTAAAGAGCTCTTCCTTGCACTATAATAAGAAGTTAATTACTCTCCTTATGCTTATAATACTAATATAGCACCACTAGTTACAAAAAGCAACCAGAAAATGCAAAAAGGTTTACCAAAATAGTTATATTTTACTATTCTGATGATTAACCGATATATGTCCGGCAACAATGCCCGTATTTGGACCTTGTTTGAAACGATATCCAGAAGTCCCGCCACCATTAGTATCAATGGAATTACGAGATGAAGCTAAAAGACGCTCTTTGCGTTCTTTCATTTTCTTCTCACGGTACTGTTTATGTAAATGATCGAATCTGTTCATAACACCCTCCCCTGTTAAAGTTTGAGTGCGTTCCTTCGCATTATGCTACTTCCGTCCTAGATAGGATGAACGATTGTGTAATATTATTTAGTCAAAAAGAAAGGCCCCGAAGGGCCTTTCTAGTACTTCTGTTACATTAAGTAACTAACCCTATGGATTAGCTAAATGTTACGTTCGCAATAGTAACTGTACCTAAGTAGTCTGCCGCATTACCAAGAGATGATGCTGTGTTGTTTAACTCAACATAACCGTATCTTGTCATAAAGCTAACTACTGGCTCAAAGCTAGACGGATCTAGTACTACGCCACTTGACATTAAAGGAATGTAAGGGCAGTAGAACGCAGGTGCGTCTGATTCACTTGAACCTTTGTAACCTACTAATACTGCTGTACTATCGTTTGCATATGAATCAACATATACTTTCATAGCACTATTCAAAGTACCAACCATTTTAGTATTAGTTGGAGCCTCAAATGCACCTTCAGTTGTTCTTGCGAACGCTGAAGTTGTTGCAGATTGTAGGATAGTTAATGCGTGTGGTGAAACCACAGCATAGTTACCAGCACCACGTCTAGTTCTCTGTGCGATATTGTTAGCAACACGGTTGATCATCACAGCCAAAGCCGCGTGTTCATCACCTACGAATGTTGCAGTACCGCTTACAGCGTTCTGGTCGTATGCTTGTTGGTTTTGCGTTCCAGCTAAAGCTCTTAAAGAAGCTAATACTTCTTGATCGATCTCAGCAGTAATTTCTTGGGCTAATGCCGCCATAATTTCTGCTTCAATATCGATGCCTTGCTGTGCTTGAGCATCTTGAGCCGCTTCAAAAGTCCATCTAGCTGATAGCTTTCTAGTTTTTGCTTCGACTGTTTGCTTTAAGATCTGGATAGATAATCTCTTACCTGCTTGACCTTCAAGTGCCGCTGTTGCTGAACCTTTCGGTGTAGCGTCAGTGGCGTTACCTGAATATGCCGCCGCGATCTTAAATGGTGATAATGCTTCTTCACCAACTTCGTTACCATCTGACGAATCAGCGTAACGTACTCTTAATGTGTGGATTTGACCCACAGGACCTGTCATCGGCTGTACACCAACTAATTCGTTGGCTATTACAGTCGGCATAACACGTCTGATTACTGGTAGGATAACTCTGTTTAGAGTTGCAACATTACCGGCGCTTGTAGAACCAGCTGTAGCAGTCTCATTCAACCACTTGCGTGTGTTTTCAAGAGTACTTGCCATTACAGCTTTCTTATTACCATTTAGGCCTTCTAAAAGTGCAGTTTTGGTATCCTGCCAGCGACTTTCTAGTAGTTCTGACATTGTTTTCTCCTTATTTCAATCCAGCAAGTTTTTGAATGTGAATAATATTATTATTCTCTTCTTGACTTACTCTACTAACGTTAGATTCTTTATTGCCTGTTATTTCTTTTGCCTCGGACTCTGTAAGAGTAGCCTTCTTCTTCGCTGGAGTTTTACCGTCAATTACTGCCGGAATATACTTATCAAATGCTTTTCTCAAACCATCTGTCTGTACATTTTCCAGTAAGTCTACCATAATCTCACGCTGGTCCTTGCTCAAAGGTCCAGTTAATTCGTGCATTACTTCTTTGCGTTTAGCCGCATCAGAAATTTTATTAATTTCTGCGTCTTTACTCTCAACAATTTTCTTAACTTCTTCTACTTCAGCTTTCGCTTCAGCAACGGCTTTGTCTTTAACATCTACAACTTTTAACAGTTTAGCTGTTTCGGACTTCTCGTTCAAGTAACTATTTGCATACTCACCTGCGAATGTTTCGAAAATTTTGCGACCAAAATCGTTTCTACGTGCTGAATCGATATCTTCTTTAAGTTGAGTAATTTCACTCGAAAGTTTTTTACTAACTCCTTCAGATACAATTTTTGCACTTTTCTCAACAAAAGACTTACGTACTTTTGTTAAGTGTTCTTTGGCTTCACGTACTAATCTTACTTTAGTTTCAGCCAAGTCTTTCTTGTCTTCGTGGAACTCTGCAATTTCTTTAGCAAGAGCTTCTACAACAAAGTCCTCAAGTTTGCCAAATTTCTCTGACATTACTTTTTGGTCTTCATGTAGTTCACCCACTTCCTTTTTCAACTGTTCAAATACAAAACCTTTAAGCAAACCTGCGTTTTCACGCATAGCTACAGCATACTTGGCTCTAGCTTCTGCTAAATTTTTTCTGTCTTCAGCGAATTCGGAAATTTCTTCGTTAAGTTTTTCAGTTACCATAGAATCGATTGCTTCAACCATAGTAGCTTTATCATGTTCGTATTTCTTAGCGAACTCTTCACGAAGTTCAGCGGTAACAGCCAGTTTGTTTTCACTAACTTGCTTGTCCCATGCTTCTTGGATGTCTGCTCTGATTTCTTCTGAAATTGCGTTGTTTTCAAAAAGTGATTTCAGTGCTTCCAACATATTTTTCTCCTTATTACTGGAGGCCTTTGATGATATTCACCAAAGATTCCTTCAAATACTTTTGTGCCTTATTATCGCCTCGAACTTCTCGTGCTAATTCTAGTGCCTTGTACCCCCCACGGGCATTTAATAAATGCTCGTATATTGGTGTCGGGTAGGCACCTGGAGCACTGGGTTGAGCGACAACATCGACTGTTATAATCTCGTAATCGCTTACTTGACCGGAACCATCTTCCATGACGTTTCCGCTACCACGCGATGAAACACCTAGTTTAACTCCGCTTTCCAGCATTGTTTTAACTAGTTGCCCCATCGGCGTAGGTAATACCTTAAGTTTCCCGTAACCGTTTGGTCCGTCCATCCACATTTCTGTGATCATGTGCGAAACACGGTCTAAGTTTATGTTAAGTCCTTCTGGATGATCAACTTCGCCGAGAACTGAATATCCTCCCGTAATCTGATCGTTAAGAGTGTTGACAGCCCTACTGATCTCAGTAACAGGGTAAACTCGCTGGTTAGCGTTTTTTACGCCGCCTTGGATGCAAATTCCCTTCATGTAAAGGTCTTTTCCACCCTTGTCGTTTTCAGTAGTCTCAAGGACCAATTTAGCTTGGTCGAATGTCAAATTCTCTCTTAAGTTTATCACCTAGTTCTCCTTAACAACAACTATTAGGAACCGATAATAGATTTACTATCTGTTCCACTTTCGCCTGCGCCTTTTTTCTCAGCGCCGTGGCCTTTTGAGTCTTTCGACATACTCTTACTTGCTTTTCCACCTGGAACGTTTACGTTACCAGCTGAATCTTCTTTTGGAGCGTCAGCTTTCCCACCAGTTTCTTCGCCACCTTTAGCGATGTTACTAGCAGTTCCACCCATGTCGTTTTTACCAGCTACTGTAGATTTTGTATTAGTACCTGCATCTTCACCTTTGCTTTTTGATTCAGCACCGTGTCCATCAGTTACTTTAGATACATATTCTCTCATTAGTTCTGCACTTGATTGTACTGGTTTTTCAGCATTTTCAAACGCAACTGGTTGCTCAAGATCGGCTTCCGGAGCAATTTCCATTGCTTCGTCTTCCTTCTCTTCATCACCTTCGTCGCCAGCGTCCATGTCCATTTCCATGTCATCTTCGCCTTTGTCGTCATCACCTTTTTCGTCACTCATCATAGTGTCGAATTCAGCTTTAAGATCATCAAGAGCATCTTCTAGGTCAACAACTCTGTCTTCTAAGTCTTCGTCGTCGCCTTTATCTTCTTCACCTTCACCGTCTTCGATGTCAGCAATCATGTCATCAGCGGCATCGCCACCCATGTCATCATCACCTTCAGGTGTAATTTGGTCTGCAAAGTTTTCTTCAACGTTTTCGTCTTTTTCTTCAGTAGCTTCATCAGTTTTTTCGTCTTCGTCAGTAGCTTCTTTAACGTCTTCGTCTTTATCAGCATCAGCTTTTTCTTCAACTTTGTCATCAGCATCGTCTTTTGATGCTTCTTCAACTTTGTCTTCGTCTTTAGCGTCTGCTTTTTCTTCAACTTTGTCGTCTTCTTTAGCATCTTCTTTAGCTGTTTCGTCTACTTCAACTTCAGCTGTGTCGTCTGCTAATAGATTTTCGTATATATCGCGTGATTTCTCAACAACTATTTCGTGAAATAGCTCTTCAGCACCCGCTTTGTCTTCAGCGATTAACTTTTCAAGCATCGCTTCAAATTTAGATTGGTTTGCCATTTTTTCTCTCCTATTGTTTAGATATGGTAAGGCTGTCACTTGTATTTATGGTTTTAGAAGAAAAGTACGTAGATATAGGCGTTTTTACGCCGGTTTTACATTAAGATTGTAAAATCTTAAAGTTTTGCATGAATTCTGCCACTGTAACGTGTTTAAAGTTGGTTAATTGCGTTAAATTGTTTGGGCAGTAATCCTCTTTGTTCTGTACTACTCTTATATATCTCTTTTGAGGATTTTTCTGACAAACGATACCTGTCTGTCTGGCCCAATTACCGTGGTATGTAGCAGGGTCCACAGATTTTTTATAATTTTCTGTATCTGCATATATGTTATTAATAAGTCCACCTTCACCATTATGCTCATCTGCTTCAGTACCTTTGAAGTCAAAGCCTAAGATGTATATGGTATCATGTTGGTGTGCAGTAGGATTTTTAGGATCACCGTACGTTGCTAACCATAATGCTGTAGGTCCGCTACTCCAACCCAATGCTTCGTCAAAGAAATGAAACTTGTGATAGCTGTCGTACATCTTATTAGGATTAGTCCATACTTCATGATTCCACTGCCACTTCTTTTTGTTTATCTCGCTGACCATCTTAGTATCTACTGCAACTAGATAATCAGGTTCGAAGTGTCTGTAAACCGCATTACAGGCATATATCTTGCCGTGTGGCTTCAGTTCTTCTAATGGTATTGGTGTTCTTGAAGTTCCATTACCTATGACAAAGGCTGTGGACATTTAATTCCTCGTAAAGTTAAACAGCGGCCTCTTCTGCGTTAGCGGCCAAACCGTACATTTGTCTTACAAAATGCAACTCTTTCTGTTGCTCTTCTTTATGTAGTTCACTTGCTTTACGAATTTTATTAATCTGACGTAGTGTTAGTCTAGTCTTACGTGTATCATCTTTTGAGACAATAGAATCATCATAACTTGGATCGTAGGCTTTATTTTCTACAGGCTCCAATGTTTCTTTATCAAAATAAAATAGTTCACGTAGTATCATGTTAGTATTTATGCTGGAGGCGTCTGACCTGTACCGCCTGGTGCCCCTCCGCCTGTTGCTGTGCTTGGTGGTGCGCCTGTTCCACCGTCTACTGGTGCTGGTTCTTCTCCGTCTGTTGAAACGTCTTCACCTGCTCCTGTTCCATCCAAGTCTGCGGCAATGCCGGCACTTGAAACTCCTGCGCCTCTTAATTCACCTGCGGCATCAGTTGGTGGAGGAGTAATGTTTTCATCATTCTCTTCTCTCCACAGTCTTTCGTTTTCAGCAAGTTCCTCTTCAGTCATACCTAAGAAACGTTTCAATGCAAATCTGTTTGAGATATAAGGTATAGCACTCATTTGTGTATACGTTGGTACTCTTGCATTGTCAATTTCACTTTGTCTGTATGATGCAAAGTTTTGTGGTGGTTGGAATCTTAAATCAAACATAGCTGTATCTATGTTAATACCTTTTTCTAAAAGATAACGTTTAAATTCTTGATTAAATTCCTCTACTACTAAATTTTGTAGTCTTTCACAATATGTGTTAAATCTTAATTCTTGTATGTACGCAGTACCCACTCGCCCATCTTGGAATTGAGTAGCACCATCGTCAGGCCCTGTAGGAAGATAAGAACTAGGAATACGCAAACCACGTACCAACTTATTAGTAAAATATTTAAGATCATCAATCTCTCCTAGGTTAGTACCGCCTGGTAATGTTTCAACCTTAGATCCTCTACCTTCTGCTGTTTGTGGAAAGAAGTAATCTTCGTTAATAGATAATGGATTGTATGCACTATCAATAACGTTTTGTCCGCCACCTGTTGCACTAGGTATACGTCTTTGGTGTATATCTGTTTTTACACGTTCTACAAATTGCATTGCCAAGTGTGATGGCATATTACCTACATCAACGTAAAATACTCTACGTTCAGGTGCTCTTTGTACACGATAAATTATAATTGCATCTTCAAGTAATTCTTTTTGTTTGTATACTTTAAAAATACTTTCTAATAAACTGTTACCAAATGGAAAGTTATTATCAAGTCCTTCACTTAAACTTAAATGTACAACGTTCTCTGCATCAACGGCAATTTCCTGTACGTCTTTTTGAAAACGTCCACCGCTCATTGATTGATTAGGAGCACCTACTTGTCCACGTACTGAACCTGTTAAGTATCCATCTCCACCACCTGTAACGTTTCCGTTTGTTTGATGTGGAGTAGTTGCTACTGCATCTTTAAAGTTTAAGTTTACATTTTTAACAATGTATTGTTCTGGTGTTTTACCTTGTGATTCATTTACAATGATACGTGAAACGTTTGCTGGATCAACATGGAACCAACGTTTAGTTTCAGGATCTCTAATGAAAAAAGCATCACCATATTTAAAAACGTTACGTAATATACGAAACATTTTTGTTTCAAAATTCTGTATTTTACACCATTGCTGTAAGTACAATTTAAGTGTTTGTACTTCTGTGTTAGTTGCGTCTTGTTTGTAATCAATTACAAATGGTGAATTATTGTTTTTGTTTTTTTGACTTGTAAATTCTGCTAAAATGTCTAAGGCCGCATTTACTTCTGAATCTAAATCCATTGTGTTGTATTGTCCATAACGTTCAATACGATTTGGACTACCTACGTAAACATCTGGAAGATAAGAAGAATAGTTTGCTTGAGCTGGACCCATACCATTGTTAGCCATTCCGCCTAACGGTGAATAGTTTCCTGTACCACCTTGGTCAGTATCTACTGTGTTAAAATATCTTTTCCAACTCATTTATTGTCCTTATACCGTACTATCTGCTATTATGTTACCGCTTCTTGTTTGTTTTCTCAGTTCTACAAGCATCATCTGTACACTACTATTTAACTGATCTAACTTATCTGCGGCACCCTTCTGGCCTTCACCAAAACTTGTAAAGTTGCTTACTAGATTTGCTTTGGTTTCAGAATCCATTTTACTGTATTCTTCTTGGTATTTTGTTAGCTGTTTGGTTAGTTCTGAAAGTGATTTTGAAACACTTTTTAAATTGGCTCCGTCCATTGCTTCAATAAAGTTTGCAATACCCTGTAATCCATCACCAATTGCTTTTAAACCTTGTGCGTCAACGTCAGCAAATTCTTTTACATCTTTAGCTAAATCACTAATACTTCCTGAGCTTCCGCCAAATAAACTTCCTAATGCTTTGCCAATGCTGTCAAGTACACCATCTCCTGTAAATGCACTCATACCTTTGTGTAAACTTGTTAATGCAGGTCCTACTGCGTGTAAGTTAGCAGGATTAATGTTTTCAAACTCTTTAATACCATTTGCTAGATTAGTAAATGCTCCTGTTCCAATAAAGTTTGCAACTATACCACCTTTGGCAAGATCCATTATTGGTCCTGTAAGTACACTTAATCCTTCGCCAACGTTTGTAAGTTTAGTTGAGTCTAAATCTTCAAACTTTTTAACACCGTCAGCAAGTTTATCAACACCTGTAGTAATTGATTCAACTAGAGCGGCAAGACCAAATCCTGCAACACCTATTCCTGCAAATGCAGTAGCAACTAATAATAGTCCTGGACTTGCTAATGTACCTGCAAGACCTATTGCGGCAACTGCCGCCGTAACTAAACCAATACCAATTGCTAATTCTTTAAATCCTATGTCAGGCATTAAGTTTGCAAACAATCCGCCCGAGCCACCTTCTTTACCTGCCTCTGCTAATGACTTATCTTTTTCGGCTTGAAGTTTTTTAATTTTTTCTTGACCTTCTGCAGTACTTCCATCTACA